AGATGCAGTCCGTGATTGTCTCTATTCTTATAAGGAATATTTACTAAAACATCCCAGAAGAATAAATTTATTAATAACTGGTGGATGTGGATTTATAGGATCTAATTTTATAAATTATATTTTTGATAAGAATAAATACAATATTGTAAATTTAGATGCAATGTATTATTGCGCTGATGAAAATAATGTTAAAGAACATATAAGAAAATCAAATTATTATCAACTGATTAAAGGTAATATAAATGATAAAGAATTAGTTTCCAAAATATTAAGAGATCATAATATTACTCAGGTTATACATTTTGCTGCACAATCTCACGTTGACAATTCATTCTCTGTGCCTTTACAATACACATATGATAATGTACAGGGTACACATACACTTCTAGAAGAGGTTAGAACTTATGGTAAGATTGAAAGATTTATTCATGTATCAACTGATGAAGTTTATGGAGAATCTATGTTAGAAGCTGATGAATCCCATAAAACAGAACAATCAGTATTATGTCCGACAAATCCATATGCTGCATCAAAAGCAGGAGCAGAGTTAATTGCTCAATCATACAATCATTCTTTTAAGATGCCAATTATTATAACCAGAGGAAATAACGTTTATGGAGAGAATCAATATCCTGAAAAATTAATTCCCAAATTTATAAAACTATTAAAAGAAAATAAAAAAGTTACAATACAAGGTGATGGAAGTGTTGTCAGAGCATTTCTTCATGCACATGATACTGCTAGAGCATTTGAGGTAATTTTAGAGAAAGGAGTAATTGGAGAGATATATAACATTGGGTGTGATGAAGGAATGGAATATACTGTATTGGAAGTGGCAAAAATGCTTATAAAAATGATAAAAAATACAGAAGATTATGATGATTGGGTTGAGTATGTGGCAGATAGACCATTTAATGACAAGAGATATTATATAAGTAATAAAAAATTAAAAGATTTAGGTTGGGATATTAGAATTAAATTTGAAGATGGTTTAGATAAACAAATATCCTTTATTTCCCTGAAAAAATAATATAAAGAAGTGTTAAATTCCTATGATGTGTTAACATGGTATTGGGATTTAAAGTATAATGCAATATAAATGTATTTATTTTTTTCTATTTTAAATATTATAATGAAAATTGGTATAATTGGATTAGGATTTGTCGGAGGAAGTATATATAAAAGTTTTAAATTAAAAAATATAGAAACATATGGATTTGATAAATATAAAAATTTTGACACTTTTGAACAGTGTTTAGAAACAGATATTATATTTTTATGTTTACCTACTCAATTTGATGAAACAAAAAATGAATATGATAAAACAATTATATATAATGTATGTACTGATTTAGAAAAATTTAATTATAATGGTATGGTAATTATAAAAAGTACAGTAGAACCATCAACTACTGATGAATTATGTAAAAAATATAAATTAAAATTTATACATAATCCAGAATTTTTAACAGCAAGAACAGCATTTGAAGATTTTCATAATCAAACCCATATAGTTTTAGGAAAAAGTAATAATATTACAGATGATGAAATAAAAATAGTTGAACAATTTTATAAATCATATTATGATGCCGATATATCTATATGTACAAGTTTAGAGAGTGAATCAATGAAAATATTTTGTAATTCTTTTTATTCAGTAAAAATACAATTTTTCAATGAATTATATTTATTATGTCAAAAAAATAATTCAAACTATGATAATATAATAAATTTAATGTTAAAAAATGGATGGATAAATAAAATGCATACAACTGTTCCCGGACCCGATGGAAAATTAAGTTATGGTGGTTATTGTTTTCCAAAAGATACAAATGCATTACTAAATTATATGAAAAAAAATAATTCAGATTGTGATGTATTAGAGGCTACAATAAATGAAAGAAACGAAATGAGAGATGACGATGTAAATATTATTAAGAAATAAATAATTAATTAAAAAATTTTTGTACTAAATTAATAATTTTATTTTGTTCTTCTAGAGTTAATTCACCGTAACATGGTAAATTAAAAACTCTATCAGCTGTTTCTTCTGTAACAGATAAATTATGTACAACAGATTTATTTTTAAAACAATTTTGATAATGAAGTGGTACTGGATAAAATATTGCAACATTAATATTATTTTCTTTTAAATAAGCAACTAATTTATCCCTTGTTTGTTTATTTTCACATAAAATACTATATTGTGCCCATGCATGATATCTATTTTCCTTTACAATTGGTAATTTAATTTGTTTAATATTATTTAATTTTTCAGTATAATATTTTGCACATTTATTTCTATTATTTAATGTTTCTTCAAAATAACTAAATTTTGTTAATAATATAGATGCTTGTAATGTATCAAGTCTACCATTCATACCGATATATTCATGCTGAAAACGTTGTAATCCACCGTGACTTTTAATAGCTCTAATTTTTTTAGCTAATAATTCATCATTCGTAAAGCATGCTCCTCCATCACCGTAACATCCTAATGGTTTACTTGGAAAAAAACTTGTCGTACCAATAGTCGATAGATTACAACTTTTTTTTTCATTATATGTTGCACCAAAACTTTGGGCTGCATCTTCAATAACAGGAATATTATATTCATTCGCAATTTTATTTATTTCATCTATATCACCTACTTGACCATATAAACTTACAACTATAATAGCTTTTGTTTTTGGAGTTATTGCTTTACGTAATTTATTATAATCTAGATTAAATGTTTCTTGTTCAATATCAACAAATACTGGAATAGCGTTAATAATTGAAATTACTTCTGCACTACTAATCCAAGTATGAGCAACAGTAATTACCTCATCTTCTGGCTTAATATCTAATGCAAGTAATGCAATTTTAATTGCATCTGTACCATTTGATACAGCAATACAATATTTTGCTCCAACAAATTCGGATAACTTTGTTTCTAATTCTTTGACTTCTGGACCATCAATAAATAATCCATGGTCTAATACTTTTTGAATGCAATTATCAATTTCTAATTTATGTGTTTGATATTCTCGTTTTGGATCATACATTTGTATTACAGACATTTTTATAATTATTATAATATAAATTAAATTTTTAATATAAACTTATTTAACTTTATATATTTAATATAATAACTATATGAAACTCGGATTAATTGGAGGTGGATATTGGGGTAAAAATTTGATAAGAGAATTTAATTCCCTAAATGTATTAGATACAATATGTGATGTAAATGAACATTCTCTTAAAAATTATAATGAACTATATCCTCATATTAAAACAACAACAAAATGGGATGATATATTAAATGATTCAAATATTGATTCTGTATGCATTGCATTACCAGCAGAAATGCATTATAAATTTGCAAAAGAAGCTTTATTTGCAAATAAAGACGTATATGTAGAAAAGCCAATTACGCTAAATATTAATGAAGCAGAAGAACTTGTACATATAGCAAAAGAGAAAAATAAAATATTGATGGTTGGGCATTTATTACATTATCATCCAGCTGTACAGAAAATAAAAGATATTATAAATTTTAATGAACTTGGTAAAATTAAAAATATCGTTGCAAATCGTTTGAATCTTGGTATATTTAGAGTCCAAGAAAATGTATTATGGTCATTTGCACCACATGACATTTCTGTTATATTATCATTATGTGGATCTAAATTACCTGATTATGTAAATTGTACTGGTAATGATTGTCTAACTAAAAATGTACATGATATAACAAATTCAATAATAAAATATTCGGATGATAACATCTATGTATCTATAAATGTAAATTGGTTAAATCCGTATAAAGAACAAAAAATGTCAATTGTATTTGAAAAAGGTATGATATTATTTGATGATATGGAAAAAGATTATAAATTAAAAATTTATAAAAATTATATAAACTGGACTGGTAATATGGAACCAATTCCAAGTGCAAATAAAGTTGAACCAGAAATAATTCAATTAGATTTAACAAATAGTCCATTATATAATGAATGCAAACATTTTATTGAATGTTGTGAAAAAAGACAAAAACCAATAACTGATGGAGAAGAAGGAGTTCGGGTATTAAAGGTATTAAATTATCTTCAACAAAGTTTAAATCAAAATAAAGAAATAAAAATAAACGAATCTAAAAATAAATATTTTGTACACGAAACAGCAATCATAGATGAAGGAGCAGAAATTGGAGAGGGAACAAAAATATGGCATTATTCACATATATGTAAAGGTGCAAAGATAGGTAAGAATTGTAATATTGGACAAAATGTGTTTATTGCAGGTGGTGCGATTATTGGAGATAATTGTAAAGTACAAAATAATGTGAGTATATATGCCGGAGTAAAAGCAGGTAATTATGTATTTTTTGGTCCATCATGTGTATTAACGAATGATATAAATCCAAGAGGTATGTATAGTAAGAATGGAGAATATATAGAAACTATTTTAGAAGATGGTGTAACTCTTGGGGCAAATTGTACTATAGTGTGTGGTAATACCGTTGGAAAACATGCATTAATTGGCGCAGGAGCAGTAGTGTGTAAAGATGTAGAAGAATATAGTATTATGGTTGGAAATCCAGCTAAACGAATTGGTAAGATAGATGAGAAGGGGGTTAGGGAATTAGAGTAATTATTTTTTTACAAGTAAATACAATATTTCATCAAATAGATTTAATTTATCTCTTTCTGAATTATCTATTTTTATTATTGTTTCAAATAATGAAATATTAGAAAATATTTTATTTTTATTTATAAATGAAAAAATTCCTTTTTTATCTAATATTTTAAAACCACTATTATTAATAATCTTTTCATAATAATTTAAATTGTAATTAAATACTATATCATTATTACATTGTTTAGGATTTAATGTATTTGGCAATGATACTATAAAAAATCCATTATTTTCTAATGAATTATAAACATCATTGAATATTTTTATTATTTCATTTTCTTCTCGTACATGTATAATAACAGAATTACAACATATTATTTTTTGTAAACCAAAATTATTTATTATATCAGATGATGTACCACAAATACATTTATTATATTTTAATTTTGCTTTTTCTAATACATTTTCGTTTACATCAATACCATATATACATGTAAATCCGATATTTTTAAATCTATCATACCATGATCCGTATGAACAACCTAAATCTAATATTGTGTGTGTGTTAATATTATATTTATTAATATAATATTTATATACATGTTCATTTGATTTTCGTTGATATTCATTGGATATATATACATTATTATTTTGAATATCAATATGATTATTACATACTACACATATTTTTTTCCACGGATAATTATATGTATTACATTTATTACAAATTAAATCATAAGTTGTAAAACTAATTTTATCTTTATTTATTATGTAAGAAATATCCATATAATATAATATTATATAATATTATAAATCTATTATATAATATTATAAATTTATTATCCTTTATCAGACGGCTAAAAATATAAAAGTTAAAGGAGTCTTAACAATCTAGGTGTTTAAATACCTATTAGGCTGTTAAGGGATATAATATTTTATAAATTATTAATTTTTTTTGCTTTTATAACAAATCTACCATTATCGTCATTATAATATAAATTTATTTTAAATAAATATAACATTTTTATAAGGTCATTTATTTTTATTTTGGAATTACTTTCAAAATCAGATATTATTAATATACCATTATCATTTAATATATTATAAAAATAACTGATTTTATTTTTAAAATCATTTGATATATCAGTAGATGAATAATAACAACACAATACATCATATATTACAATCCAATCAATATTATTTCCAATATCAAAATTATTTATAAGATTATATTCAATATTAGCATTTGGTTCAATATTATGAATTATATTATCAATTATATATTTTTGGAAAAAATCAAATGAATATATTTTATTACAACCAAATAATGATAAAATAATAGTTGATAATCCTATCCAACACCCGTAATCAATACCTATACTATTTTTAAAATCTATATCATTAACTAAATAAGTATAATAAAAATAAAAATAATGATTTAATGTATAATTTTTTATATATGTATTTAAATAATCTTTAATAGTAACATTATTATCTGATATATTAACTTTTTCATCTAATATCTTATTATTTTTTAATATAAATTTTTCTATATTATTTTTTAATGTAATAATTTTATTATTAGAAATATGATAATTATAGTTTATTAAATTATTTTTTATCATATAATAATATATTATAATATTTAATTATTATATTATAAAATAAAATTTAAAATTAAATATATTATTAAATATATATATTAAATATATGTATAATACAGGTTTAGATTATTGTCTATATGCAATAAAATGTTATAAAGAAATGTCAAATAATATACAAGTTTTTGAAGAATTATTAATATATATAATAAATAATAATAATAAATATAATATTGTAAACATTAAAAATCTTCTTAATGAATATGATAATAATAAAAATGTTATATCATTTAGGTGCGATATAGATTGTGATATATTAACTGCAAAATATATGAGTAAACTATTTTTTAAATATAAAATATATTCAACATTTTATGTATTACATACAGCAAACTATTATTATAAAAAAACAAAAACTGAAAAAAATCGACACACAGATTTATTAGAAAATATAAATAATATAAAAAATAATT